GAGGATGATGTCGATGTCCGCCGAAGAATATGTGAGCGGGTCGCCCTCCGCCATGATCCTGTCCAGCGCGGCCAGCCTGCGCTCCGCCGCCGCCTTCAGCCTGTAGCCCCTGATGGACACGAAGACGATGCCGGCGATCATAAGCAGGAAGGGCAGGATCGTCCCGGTAACCACCTGGTTCCAGTAGGCGCCCTTTGCCGGGTCCTTTATAAGGATCAGGGCCAGCGCCGCGGCCACGGTGCCGAGCTGCGTGATGATTGTAACGACGTCGTTCTCGGTGATGTCGAAGCCCGAGAGGCTGAGCCCGGCCCTACTGGCCTCCGCCAGCGCGGCCTTGAGCTTGCTCACCGCCTTGTCAACCCTGCCGGTCACCCAGCAGAATACGATGGCCGAGATGGCGGCCACGGCGGGCAGGCAGATCTGGATGGCGAACTGCTGCCAGGTCTGCGCCAGTTTGGGGTCTGCCACGCAGATCATGATGATCGCGGCGGCCAGCGTTGCCAGCGCCGAGATCAGCTGCTGTAATTTTGCCTGTGTCATGTTTACCTCCTGTAAACAAATGGCCGCTTGAGAGCGGCCCGCCGCGTTAAAAGATTCCGCGGCTTAAAAGATTTTCTTAGTATGTCATCACGAGGAGGCGAAGCCGACGTGGTGATCTCTCATGATGGCAGAGGATGCCCGGCCCGGAGATTGCCACGCTTCGCTCGCAATGACATTTGAAAAAGTGCAATCTCAGGGTGGGACAGGTGGAATTATTTTCCGGGAAATAATCAAGGCGATCACTCTCCTTTTCACGGCTTGCCCGTCACCAGCCAGCTCACCAGGCAGGTGAGCCCAATCGTGACCGGCTGGGTGGAAAAATAGATTATCAGCGCGTTGCGCAGGCTGATGCTGCCGCGCAGCTTCTCCGTCTTCTCGCTCTGGTCGGAGCCGTTGCGGTTCTCCTTCCACTTGTTCAGTGCCCCCAGGTCGCGCGCGTGCGCGCTGCAGGGCAGGCTGTTCATGCGCTCGTAGATCCCCTTCATGCCCTCCGAGATCCCGTCCACGCTCTCCCGCACGGCCGCGAGGCCTCCTTTCAGCTCGCCTACCAGCAAAATGATATTCTGTTCATCCATCGAAGGCCTCCTTTAGTAAAATTCGCGCTCCCAGCGGTAGTCTTTGCCGATCAGGCTGACGGCGTCCTTTGAGATAACCTCGCAGTCCACCTCCACCGTGGAGGGGTCGGAGAGGTTGCGCCGGATCTTCTTCACGTAGGTCTCCACGTCGATGCTCAGGTCCGGGTCGATGATGCGGATGCCGTCCTCAAGAAACAGGTTCTCGTAGTCGTTGCCCGGGGTGTCCATGTTCACGCAGGTCAGTGTGTAGGTCACCACCGGGTAGGCGTACTTGAGCAGCAGGTTGTTGGCCCAGATGGTCAGGTTGTCCACGGCATCGATGGACTTGTCGTTGAAGCATCTCGCCGCGTAGCTGTAAAGCCCCTGCGAGACGGGGTCCTCCACGTAGCCGGGGGCGCCCAGCTCCACACCGTCGCCGAAGGCGTAGATGCGGTTGCAGAACATGCTCCAATCGGCCTTCCTGGAAAGGTGCGCTATCTGCCGCGAGTGTGTGAAGGTGGGAACTACCATAGCGATGGACCCGCCCACGGTCCACCATAGCTTACGCTCCACATCCACCATGACAATCCCCTGCACTTCCTCGTTTAAACGGTTGAGCACGCCCCAGATGGTGTCCTGCGGGACAGAGATTGTGCGCGTGCCGGGCGGGCAGAAAAAGTCGAAGTCAACACATTTCTCGATGGGGTTGGCCGCCACCTGCATGGCCAGCAGGTCGTCCACAATGTCCGCGTAGTCCTTTGCCACGGCCACCTCATAGTCGATCACCTGCTCCCTCTCCAGCAGGTGCTCTATTCCCTTGCACTCGACGGATGTGTTCATTTCTCCCCCGTCAATATTTTTCCCGCTCCCAGCGCTCGTCTTTATGGATGTCCACCTCGCCGGGGATGTTCTCCAGCTCCAGGTGCGCCTTTGCCGGGTTGAAAAGGTCGCGGGTTATCCTGGTGACGCGGCACCAGACATCGATGCCCAGGTCCTCATCGATGACCTTCACCACGTTGCCCAGCCTGTAGTCCTCGAACTCCCAGGCGGCGATGTAGTCCTTGGTCGTGAAGCTCAGCTCGTCGCCGTAGCCCCACTCGGGATAGTTGTCGCAGACGCAAGCGCGGAAATAGTAGGTCGTATTCCTTTCCAGGCCGCTGATCTCATGGGTGAACATTTCCAGAGCGAACTCGCCTGCCTCCGTCCAGCAGTTTGCATATTCCGATTCTTCCGGCGAGACACCCACAGGCTTGTCGTGCGAGACAGTGTCCCACACGAAGCCGCGCTCGATGATCGATGCGTTATAGACGGCCGTCGCCTTGCCGGTCAGGCCAGCCTTACGCAAGGTGATCTGGTTCGCCGGGTCGGTCTCCACCTCGGGGGTGGCGATCGATGTGTGGAAGAGATATTCTGGAGTCCACTCCCCGTCATGTGTGTCCGTCCGCGCCTGCAGCGCATAGTAGTAATCCTGGTCGCGGTCCGTGCCGTCGATGGTGATGGTGAAAACACCCCCGGTATGCAGCCCGTCCTGCCAGTCCGTGACGGTTGCCGCATCGCCCGGCTTATGGTAGCTCGCTCTGACCTCGACGTCCTCGCCGTTGTCATAATCAATGTATCCCCAGAGCTTGATGGTGTCCGAGTCTATCTGGGTGGGATCATATACCTTGTGTATCTCCGGCGGCACGTCAGGCACACACATGAGCGTGGGCGCGTACTCGGCTCCGCCGCCGGCAGTTGGTTGAAATATTATCGTATACCAATCGTAACCGCCGTCCCACCAAGTGCCGCAGAGTTCTATTTCGACTTTCTTGCTGCCGCCCTGCGCCTCCACAACAATATCGCTGACAGCAAAATAATAATATTGACCTACTACAAAATTGTAGGTGTACCCCCCCATGCCCGGATCATAATCACCTCCGGGGGCCGTCCAGGAATTCACGCCGTCATACTTAATCCAGGTGGCCGCGCTATCCAGCCAGTTTTCCCGGGTAAGTTTTCTCGCGGCTATGCCCCAAGAGGTATTCCCGACTGCGCCTGTGCAAAACAATCTCAAATTGGCGTACTTTATTGTCTCGCTCACAGTGCTGAGATCAAATTCTATTAATCCTCTGGTTTTATGATATGGAAGCGCCGGGTCCTCTCTTTTGCATTGGCAAAAGAGCCAGACCTCCGGCCAGAGGCAGGTATTTGGATACAGCTCCATGATCGATTGCACCTTTGTAGCCTGAAGCTCGATAACCTGCATCAGGCCGCCTCCAGGTTGGCCAGGTCAACCGAGTAGGTCAGCGCTGGCCAGGCCCTCTCGATCAGCTTCAATCCGGCGAAGTTCACCAGCCCCTCCACCGAAGAGATGCTCTTATCGCTTTCAGTGCCGCTGACGATTCCGTGGATCTCTATTGAGTAATCATCCTGGACATATTCCTGCGCGCCGGTCGGCGTGTTTATGTAGAGTTGCGGCCGGTAGTAGCTGTCATAACCGTACCCCTTCCTGCCCCCGAACTCCCCCGTCGACCTTGCGTCGTGGTCGTCCCAGAAGATGACAATCGAGTTCCCCTTGGCCCAGCCCGGCTGGTCTATAATCTCCTGGATGATGTCCTTTATATCCGGCGAGCCGTACCTGTGCCCCTCATCCCAGGGCGTGATTGCGTCCCAGTCCACGCTGGCGACCGTCCTGGTCCTGCCGTCATAATTGGTGATATCGCTGAATGTTGCGGGGGTCAGCGTCTTCTCGCCGTGGAGCCGCGTATTTGCCGTTGAGCCTGTGCTGTACCAGTATCCTCCCAGCAGCAGGTTGGCGGAGGTGATGGTGTCGCCCGGGTTTACCTGGATATTGTTGAACCTTATGCCGGCGCCGGCCTTCGTATAGAGCTTCTCGTAATCATACACGTGGGTGAGCGCCCATACCTGCCCGGGGTCGATATATTCCGGCTCATACAGCAGTTGTGTCGGCGGCTGCCTCCCGTAGTCCTTGCCCTGCCCGTTGCCGGCCTGCGCCAGGTAGTTGCCCGCCGCCCACGCGTATGCCGTGTGGTTGTAACCCATAGGTGCAAAGTCCGCCACGATCGAGCCGTACTTCCTCTCGCCCTCCAACCACCATAATTCGTACCAGTATTCGTGCTGGACGTAATATTTTGAAAAGACATCCGCTACGGCATCGGGAAACCAGTAGGATGTATAGGCGTTCAGCTTCAGCCTGCCGCCCCAGGGCCCCTGCCCGTAGACGTAAAGCCGGTTGGCGAACTTTGAAAAGTCGGCCCTCCGCGTGATGCCCTCTATGTTCTTGCGGTACCTGATCTGCTGGCCCTTGCCCTCGCCGATGTTGCTGGTCCAGTGCAGCTTGTTGTCCTCGTCTGCCCACATGAAACCGCCCAGGATCTGCCGGAGCTTTTCCATGGCGCCCCACCAGGTGTCCTGCGGCACGTCCAGCGAGATCACGTCCGTGTAGTCCACCGTCCCCGCCGTCAGCGGGTAATCCGCGTTCTGCAGCGCCAGCAGCTCGCCGAAGATCACGTCGGCGGCCTTGTCGTCGGCGGAGTATTCGATCACCACGTCGCGCTGGAACTTTGCCCGCGCCTCGATCCCGGTGTTCATTTCATCCTTCCCTTTTTACTGTCATCTCGTTTTTCAAATGTCGCCCGCCTTCCCTCATGTCATTACGCCTTTCAAATATCATTGCGAACGAAAAAATGTCATTGCGAGGCCGCTCTGCGGCCGTGGCAATCTCAGGGCGGTCCTTAATGCTCGTCCTCCTTGAAAAGCACCACGCAGCGCGAGATCACCGAGCCGTCCTTGATGTTCCTCACCCAGACCTCGTATGCCGGCGTAAAATATGCAACCATCTCGTCGTCGACCTTGCACTTGAACCTCAGCACGTCGGGCGTGGAATCGGCGCTCTGCTCCAGCGTGGCATCCCAGAACTCTCGCACGATGCCCACCAGGCTGCCGTCGGCGATGTGCACCTCCAGCTGGTACTCCGTCGGCTGGGAGGGGATGACCACCATCGTGCCCGTGAGCGTCCCCTCCCCCGCGGCCGTGGCCGCGCAGAAGACGTACGTAAAGGGGTCCGCGCAGGCTATCGTCGCGGAGGTGTCGTTGTACTTGAAGGTGTTGTACTGGCCGTTGTTAAACATTTTTATCAGTTTGCGTTTTTGCGCAGGTTATTGGTAATGCCATTTCGAGCGAAGCGTGGCAATCTCATTTCCCCCATGTCATTGCGATCGAAGCGTGGCAATCTCAGAGCGGGGTAGTCTTACCTCACCGCCAGGAAGTACAGCGTCGCCGTGGCCGAGGCCGTGGCGCCCGTGCGCGTCCAGGTCAAGGTGAAGCCGTCCGCGTCCATGCTCTTCACGATGGCCGCCTCGGTTTTCCCGGCCGCCTCGTACATCTCGCAGATCGCCCCCACCGGTATGAATGTCCCCGCCGCGTCGGTCTGGTAGAGACAGAACTCGCTCAGCCCGAAATCGCAGAATCCCACGCTCATCATCTTGCCGCCGCTCACGTTGGCCAGGCAGAAAAGCGCGCGGGGCTTGAATCCGATTCCGGTGTAGGCCACGTCGCCGCTGGCGGCGTCCATGGCGCGCGTCGTTGAAAGTGTGTTCGAATGCAATGCCGAGCCCTGCGGCGTGAAGGCCATCGCGCTTGATCCGATGACGCACTTGGCGCCGTCGAAATAGGCCGATGTGTCGCCGGTGAGAACCTGGCAGGCGCACCAGACGTAGGTCGCCGCGGCATCCACCGTGCGCGTGACGGTGAGTTTCTCCCAGGTCGAGCCGCCCGTGTGGTAGGAGGACGAGCTCGTGCCTGCCGAGTCAGTTAAAAAAATCCTGGCGCGGCTGGCCACACTGGCCCAGACCCAGCAGGAGAAGGTGATGGTCTTGCTCCGCAGCCCCACGGGGTCAGGCAGCGCCTGGTACGAATAGCAGTTGGTGCCGGCGCGCGTGACCTTCAACGAGTAAGAGCCAAATTTGTACTGCGTATTGGACCGCGACTGCGAGGCGCCCCCGCCTGCCAGCGTCCAGCCGGTGGGCGGGTCGTTTATCTCCATGTCGCCGTTGACCAGCATGTTCAGCGCGGCCTGGTTGGTCAGGTCGTGGACGGTGCTGGAAAGCACAGCGGCGGCGTGCGCGGTGTCGGCGTTCTCAAGCGCGGTAATCGCGGCCTGCGCCTCGGTAATGTCCGCGGCGGTCACGTAGCCCCTCACGTACTCGGCGGCTGTGTGCGTCACGTCCACCGTCCCCTGCTGCGCGCGCGTGATGGTGAGGACGTCGCCCGCCACGTTGGTGATCTTCACGATCTCCGCGTTGGTGGTGTCCGACTTGTGGATGGTGGCGTACATCGGGGAAGCGAAGCGCGCCCCCTCGCCTGCGCCCAGCGTGCAGGAGGCTGCGCCGGCAAGGCATTGCGCCGCCAGCGCGCCGTAGGCATTGTTTTTAACCGTATTCCAGGTGGTTGTCATTCAAATTCTCCTTGCAACGGAAGTGTCATTGCGCTCATGCCATTGCGAGCGAAGCGTGGCGATCTCAGGGAGGCCTACTGCAGCGTGGCCGTGATCTCCCCGGCGTAAAATGTGCAGACTTCCCCCTTGGCGACGCTCTTGGGCGCGGTCAGCGCGCCGTGGTAGAGCAGGTTGCCTCCGGAGACGGCGTCGTAGATGCCGATGTAGTTGATCGTCCCCCAGCTCGCGCCCGCAGCGGGGAACTGCACGTTGTTGGAGTTAAGGCAGGCGGTCGGGTCGGAGCCGGCCTTGGAGGGCGCAGCGAAGGTAATCGCCTGGCGGGCGTAGTTCGAAAGCGCCAGCTCGCCGGTCCCCACGTCCGTGGGATCCGCCTGGAAAAGGGCAAGGTAGACCGTCGCCGGCGTGGCGTAGGCGGTCGCCCGCAGCACCGCGTTTAAAATCTCCGTTTCAAGATAGGTTGATATGCCCATTGTTTCTCCTTGTCATTGCGAGGGCGCCCTTCTTATGTCATTGCGAGCGCAGCGTGGCAATCTCATCCCCTCATGTCATTGCGAGGGCGCCCTGCGCCCGTGGCAATCTCAGGGGCGGCACCCCCTCCTCACAATGAAAATCAAATTAGTGGTACCTGTCCGTCCAGGCCACTGTGTAACTCCCCGAGAAGCCCGCCACCGATAGCACATTTGCCCCCGGCACAAGGTAGGGGAACTCCCCTTCCACATTCGCCATATCGGATACGTCGTTAAGCGTGACCAGCCACCGCTCGCAGTCGAAGATAAGCACGTCGGAGGGCACAAGGTCGCCGGTCCATTCGACGGTCTGCCCCTCGGTGGTGTGCTCGATGGAGACGGTGGTGCCTATCAGCGTGTCGTCGCAGGTCAGCGTGATCAGCGGCCGGGTCCTGCCCGTGCCGCCCGGCGTGATGGTGATCTCCTGCGGGTCGGTCGTGATGTCGCTGCCCTCTGCGGTACCCGTGTTTTTGTAGGCCAGCGGGTCCAGGCAGAGGAATGTGAGCGCGCCTTCCCAGTAGGTGCCGCGGAAGTTGCCGGCCAGCGAGACGAACCTCGCCTCCCAGTAGCGGTCCGTGATGGCGTTTATCTCCAGATGCGCGTCCTGCGTCTCCTGCAGGTACTTCTTGACGCTGTCAAGGTTGGTTACCACGTTGGCCAGGCTGGTGCCCGTGACCACCACCTCAAAAACAATATACTTCGGCTTGTTCTTCGACTCGGCGGCGTAGCCCTTCTCATTTGTCTGCGCCCAGTCGACGACATTCTCCGTGGGGATGTCGAACTCGATGGCCCTCAGGTTGTACGTGGAGAGGTCGGTATTATTGAAGGTGATGCTCATGATTTTCCCCTCATGTCATTGCGAGCGCAGCGTGGCAATCTCCGGGTGTGGCGGCGGCGTGAAAGGAAGCTGTCATGACTGGAGCCTCTGCTGCTTGTAGAACTCGCGGGCGATCTGCCGTGTAAGCGCGGCAATGTCCTGGTCGGAGCGCAGGGAGGGGTTGTAAATATTTATCGTGGGCGCCGCCATCTCGCTGTTCGCGCCCAGGAACTTCTCGCCGCCGTGCGCGATGACCGGCACCGGCTGCCCGATGGGCCCCGGTACCACGCCACCTGCGGCATAGGAGCCGCCGACCAGGCTTTTCATCCAGGGCGGCAAATCAAATGACGGCCAGCTCGGCCCTCCCCCTTTCGGCAGGCCGCCCCACGATGCCATAAAACTGTTGACAGCGGCCTTTGCCTGGTTCAGCCAGGTCACCAGCGATGTCAGCGCCTCGACGATGCTTGTCAGCGCGGGGAAAATCGCCATGGACGCCTGGTTCTTCAGCCCTTCCCAGGCGAAGCCCAGGTCCTCGAATGCATCCTGCGCCCTGTTGGCCGCCGCCACCTGGTCCACGGAAAGCACAATGCCCAGGCTGACGGCCCTCTGCTCCAGCTCGGTGAGGTTGGATATCATCGGCAGCAGCGATGTGCCTGACCTGCCGAAGACCTCCACCGCCGCGGCCGCGCGGACCGTGGGATCCGGGATTTTGGCGATGGCCTCGGAGATTTTCCTGAACTGGTCCTCCGGCGAAAGGTAGGAAAGCTCGCGGACGGAGAGCCCCAGCCGCTGGAAAGTCTCGATGGCCGGGCCGCTGCCCCTGAAGGCTTCGGTAAGTGTCACCGCCATGCGCTTCATGGCCACCTCGACGTCTTTCAGATCTGCCCCCGACTTCCTGGCGGCGTAGTCCCACGCCTGCAGCGCCTGCGTGGAGACGCCCACCCGCTGGCTCATCTCATCGATATTGTCGGCGAACTCGGCGGTGGCCTTTACCATCTGGCCGATGCCCGCCATTATCCCCGCCACCGTCACCGCGGGCAGGATGGCGCTGAAGGCGCCGCCCAGCGTGCCGCTGAAGCCCTGCGCCTCGCTCTTGACGCCCTGCAGCCCCTGCTTGAAATCATCGAACTTGGCCCCGATCACCACGAAAAGCTTTGCAAGCTCGCCTGCCATCAGGCCTCCACCTCCCTGCCGCCCATGGCCCTGTTAATCAGCCGGACGGTATTGAAAAGCTGCTCATCAGACATCTCTTTTTCTTCCTCTTTGAATTTCGGCATGAAGTCCTGCGGCTGGTACTCCTTCTGGTCCCTGCCCCTGAAAATATTCGCCAGCGCCGCCGTTATCAGCGCCGGCCGCCAGTTCAGCCACTCCTCCTCCTTCAGCTTGCGCGCCAGCAGCGCGCCGAACTCGCCGGGCGTCAGCGCCCAGAACTCCGCCTCATTTAAACGCAAATCGTACCGCCCGATGCTCCATAGCTCGAGCCACCCGGGCGGCTCTCCGGGTTTTTTGGTTCGTCCCCGGAGGCTTCCTTTTTCTCTTCGGATTTGCCCTTGCCCCAGAGCAGGGCCAGCGCGGTCACCAGCTCGTACTCGTTCCCGGCGTGTACCATCTCCTCCACCTGCTCCTGCGTCAGCGCGGGGTCCTCGTGCTGCAGGCAGACCAGCACCAGCCTGGCGAAATCGTCGGGCGTGAGCCGCTCCACGGGCAGCCCCTGCAGCAGGTTTATCCCCGTCAGGTCAAGGTATTTTTTCATCCCTCCCAGGGTCAGCTTCAAATTGCGCTGCTTGTCAAGGTAAACCGGCACGGATTCCATCTCGTCTCTCCTTTAAAAAAGTAAAAGGGGCCCGCAGAGGCCCCTTTCCTTTCAGATTCAGTTTTTTAGGCCGCCGCCCTGGTAACGTAAACGATGTAGGTCTTGGGCGCCTTGTTGGCCTCGTAGCAGGTGATGGTGAACTTGGTCACGGTGTTGGCAGCGCCGATGGTCAGCGCGCCCGACTGGTTGCCCGTGACCACCGTGGCCGTGGTGCTGTCGTAGCCGTTGAGGATGGTGATGGTATGGCTGGCAGCCGTGGGCGTGAACTTCACGTAGGTGGACGCGGTATTGACCGCCACCGTGTAGGTGAAGGTGCCGATGGCGAAGTTGGGGATGAAGTCCAGCGCGCCTCCGGCGTTCTCCTCGATGCCGGTCAGGTTGGACATGCCTGTCGATGCCGTCATGCCCAGCGTGGGCTGGCCGGTGATGGTGAGCGTGAAGCCGATGGTCATGGGATCGTCGTTCAGCTTGGAGAAGTCCACCGCCTTCACCCAGGCATTGAAGCTCCAGGTGGTGCCCAGCGCCGTGGGGAAGGTGATCACGTAGGCGTCATAGGTGGTGGACTCCGAGTTGAAGGCGGCGATCACGGCATCGATGCCGTTGGTATCGCCCGTCTTCAAATGCACCGTGAAGCTCACCTCGCCCGGGATCTTCCTGCCCTTTATGAACTCCTCCCAGATGACGTCCAGCTCCGTGGCCTTTTTCATATCGGACGACATGTTGGGCGGCTTGATCTCCACCACCGCGCCGATGGCGGAGCCGTTGATCGAGATGGTCGAGCCTTTGCCGATTTTCGCGCTTGTTGTCATAGTAACCTCCGTCAGTGTGTTTTAAATGTCATTGCGCCTTTCAAAATGTCATTGCGAGGGCGCTTGCGCCCGTGGCAATCTCAAAATCCTCATGTCATTGCGAGCGAAGCGTGGCAATCTCAGGGCGGGGCAAACCATCCCCCTCCTGTTGCCGTGTGAGATCACCACGTCGCCTGCGGCTCCTCGTGATGACATGATTAAAATCAGTTGTAGTCAATCAAATAGTCGGACGAGATCATGGTCTCCTCATCGAAGAGGTCGACGTCGACCCCGTGCTGTATCCAGTTGATGTAGATGCTTCCCACCGTGCCCTGGTAGGCGCTCAGGGTGGACTTGATCAGCGCGGCGATGGTCCTGGCCTCGCTGTAGGTCTCCGCCACCGCGTTGAACTGCACCCTCGCATGCCCCAGCCCGGCCTCGGCCGCCAGCTCGTACTCGGTGGTCTCCGAGATCTTCTGGTAGGTCACGTAGGGTTGCTTCACGTTCTGCGGCGCCGGCACCGGGTAGATCCTGTCGCCGACGCTGGCCGCCAGCGGTGTGGTCAAAATCGTAACGAGCGCTTCTTCAATCATTTCGCCACCGCCTCAATAAGCGCCTTGAGCCTGGCCACAACGCCGCTGTAGATCCTGCCGCGGGTCATGTCCCAGGCGGGGCGGAAGAAGGGATGCGCCGCCGCAAACTTTGTGCCGAACTCCACCAGGTGCCCGTGCGGGGCCTCCCAGCGCGCCTGCTTTACCTTCGTCATCGCCGAGCGGGGGTTCTCCCCCAGCCGCGCCATCTGCAAAGTGACGATGTTGTCGCGCAGCCTGCCCGTTTTGACCGGCGCCCGGCCCTTGGCCTCGGACGTCATGATGTCCGCGCCTTCCTTCAAAACCGGCTCGGTCTTCGCCGACTCAACCTGCTTCGCCAGCCTGTTGAGCTGCGCGTAGAGCTCGTCCAGCCCCTCGATTCTTACATTCACCGTGTCGCTCAATCCAGCGCCTCCGAGTAGATGATCTGGATCTCCTTCCTGTCCTCCTTCGGGTGGATGATGCCGACGATGCTCAGTATCCTGCCGTTATAGTTCAACCTCATATCGGAGCGCAGCCCCTCGATGTAGCGGATCCTCACCCGGCCGTCGACCTTGGCGTCGTACTGCTTGGCCGCATAGTAGGTGCGTCCCGTGGCCGGCTCCAGCGCCGCCCAGACGGTGGCCCAGGCCGTCCAGACCAGCACCTCCTCGTTGAAGGTGTTGCGCGAGCGCGTGGCCTGCTCGATGATCACGCGCCGGTTCAGCTCGCCAGCCCTCACAGCACCCGCTCCATCCAGAGCAGCGCGTCGGCCGCCCTGGGCACCTCCTTGAGGTCCTTTTCGCTCACGGCCTCGCGGTTCTCGTACCAGTGGCCGATCATGAGCAGCATCGCCTGGCGCACCTTCTCGGGCATATAGGCCGAGCTGGCGCCGTAGCCCGCCACGAAGGTGATGCAGATGCCCTTGTGAGGGCGCAGCGTGTCCGAGGGCCAGCTCTCGCCGTACTGCAGGCAGAGCCTGCCCGGCTCGTTTTTCTCATCGGTAAAATAGGTATCCGTGCCCACGGGCGTCCCCGCTCCCGGCTCGTAGGCGTTGTGCTCCACTCCGTCGCTGTCGTAATACTTCATGGTGGTGATGGAGGCCAGCGGCGGCAGCGGTATCTCGATAAAATCGCCCGGGGGGAAAGCGTCCAGCCACAGCTCCCAGGTCTGCGTGATGTAGGCGCGGTTCTGAAAGGCCTCGCAGTATTCGCGCGCTGCTTTTATCAGGCTGGTGAGCAGCGTGTCCTCGGTGGTCGGATAGTTCTTTTTGACCACCGAGACGCCGAACTCGCAGGTGGCAGTGCCCACCGTGCAGACGACGCGGATGTAGCGCTTCGTGCCGGTGTACTCCTTCTCGTAGGTGGTGTTGTCGTTGGCGGTGGTGACCTGCGTGAAGGAGCCGCCCGTCCAGTCGGCCCAGGTGGAGCCGTTGTCGGACTCCTGGATCTTCACGTCGACGGTGCCGCCGGCGCCGTTGGTTCCCGATGAGAGCTCGACGGCTGCCGAGTATCCCAGTACCTCCACGGACGAGCCCAGCAGCGAGTAGGCTGCCGCGATGACGTGCGCGCCTGGCGCGATGGACTGCTCGCTGGAGACCTCGTCGGCGAACGAGCCGGAGTCCAGCCGCAGGTGCAGCTTTACCTCCGCGAGCGAAAGCGGTTCCACCGCCGGTGCCGAGCTGATTTTCAGAGCCATCTCATTTTCACCTCTTTGTCATTGCGCTTTTTAAAATGTCATTGCCACTTCCCCATGTCATTGCGAGGCACGCAGTGCCGTGGCAATCTCCGGGCGGGGCGTCAATCCCCCACCTGTTGCCGTGTGAGATCACCACGTCGGCTTCGCCTCCTCGTGATGACAT